CCATTTGAGTGACCTTAGTCGGCTCGGTTATAATAGTAGAAGTGTCATTCTTAACGGCTTCTGTTATTGAAATTGTTGGTGTGAATTGGTTACTACCAACTAACACTGCACTACCTTCCACACATTTAGCTTCAAGTATTGCATAGAAATATCCCGCTTCATCAACATCTGATTTGTTTACAATGTCATTGTAATACTTATCCCATGTTGCCTTTTCTTCAGCGAAATATTTATCTTTAGAATTTACTGCGAGTTCCATTTTTACATAACGCATACCCACCGAATGATTAGTAACATTACCTTTCAAGTATTGGTTAAACATAAACTCATTATCTGATTTGCTTACTACTGATTCAAATACTAAGGCTTGGGTTTTGCCTTCATAAGAATACCCTAAATCACTCCATGATAGCATCTTAGCGGTTGCAGTTACATTACGACTGATAACCTTATCAAACTTCATTTGATGTTCTTGTAATAGCAAAAGATTTTTAGCTTCTTTTAATGACTTGCCCCACAGTCCAGGTATGTGCACATCACCATGACTATCAAAAATATTCGTAGTATTGATAGCACTCTTAATCACAATTTCATCTACATTCAAACCACTTGCAACTCCCGCCTCTTTAGTTGCGAGGTCATCATGTTTTAGATCCGTTGCTAATCGTAATGATACTGAATCAGCGTATTTATCACATGACTTTTTAGCTTGTAAAATAACTGCATTGTTATCTTTCAAGTGCTTAAATAGTTGCTCTTTAGTTTCAAATGTAGGTATCATTTCTTTACGAGTTTAGTAAGTTTATATGCTTTAGCTTTTTTAATCGCTTCAATTTCTTCTTTAGTTAGTTGTTTGGGTTGTTTGGGTTGCATTTTGTTTTGTATTAAATGTTGCTTGTATCTCAGGTGGCAATTGATAAAAGTACAATTGAGCTAACTCCGTTGGCGCTTCTTCATCAAGTATTTCCATTGCCCTACCATAAGTAATTAGGTTGTTAGTCAGTTGTAGTGATATGCTACTAACATTGTTTTTTCTTACTTCACTCTTAACTTTTTCGTCAGCTTGTAAACAAGCAACATGACTAAAATCAATAACATACTCAACTCTATTTTCTAAGGCGTTAACACAGTCATTCCATTGCTCGATATAGTTATCAGCCATTGGAAGTATATTGTCCTGATATTGCGCCTTTTCTGCAATTTGTTGGTTGCTAAATGTGCTTTCACTGCCCCTTGCAAGTAACTGCCATTTAAACCCAAGTGCATCGCATAAAGTCATGATGTCATCATTCGCCATTTCCTCCAACATCAACTCCCTAAGGTTTAATGACATGGGTGTAAACTTCATACTAATAGCACTTATGATTAACTGCCATTGGTCTTTTAAAAGTCCGTAACGCTTATAATCCTTTTGCAGTTGCTCACTCATATCAGGTGTAGCACGTTGCGCCCCACCAACATCGCTTCCATCAGGTGAAAGGATGCCAATTGCTCCCCGCTTTTCCATTATCGTACCACGACTTTCATAATTCTTAATGAGGTTTCCTATTGGGTACCTTAGCGACTCAATGCGTGAAGTAGGTAGAAAAAGATTATCAGTAGTGCAAGTAGTATCAGTAAAAAAGTAAACATCCTCTTTATCAATTTGTGTCTTAATACCTTTATACTCAAACTCAATGCTAACTATCATTTCTCTCATATCTTCAACAAATAAGTATTGGCTATTTGTTTTGATATTTAAGAATTGAGGTGGTAATATCCACAATTGAGATACAACATCTATTGATTCAGGTTTAACAACAAGCACCGGACAATAACCAAACAAGGTAGTATATAACGCTACTTGTGAACGGAATTGCTTATCAGTTTGAAGTGGGTTAGGTTGTTTATACAGTCGTGTCCACTCCTTACCAACATCCCCACGTTTCTCTTTTGATGTGGATGGGTTTATAACACTAATCTTACCTTGACAGAATTGTTGAGACTTTGAATTAAGTATGTAAGAAAGTGGTGGACATTCATTGTATGCCTTTATGATTCTCTTTTCGCTATCGTAGTAATCGAATACCACACGCCCACCAATGATACTAACATCTAAGTTAGGTGTAAATGTAGGATAACCCACGTTTGCGGGTGTAGTCTTTACGGTAGTTAAGCCTAAGGCTCTTAATAAATTCAACTCATTCAGTTTAACCCTATCCTCTCTTGGCTGATATTACATCGCTAATTTACGAAGTAGGGCGGTTAAATATTTATACAAAGATATAATAATATTTATTAATTAATCAAAATTATTTTTTATCTTTGTCTCGATTCATGTTTTATTTTTAATTGGTTGTTGGAAAAGGGAGCTATTTAGTTCCCTTTTTTATTGCCTGTAAATACATATCTGATAGTTATTACTTCCCCTTTTTTGTAATTCAAATACTCTTTTTCATTAAGTACATAAGGTTCCCATGTGTTACCATCGTTTGATACTTCTAAAATACACTTTGGAATTATTGTTTCTTTTTGTACATGGTGTTTATATTTTATAATAAAATATATCATACAAATAATAGATATTATTTGAATAAAGAATACTCCGATTTTAAGATAACCAATTGTTTTATTTCCGTTCATACTTATTTTTTTATTGCCTTAAATGTCCTTTTCATTGTCTTTAACCCCATATCAACATCCCCATCAAGTTCAAATAGTTCTACCTTATCAAGTTCAAAGGTAAAACGCTTAGCTATGTGCTTTGGTGGCTCAGGCGGTGTCTCACCTATTGTCTTTAGTTCAGCATCCGTACTATCTGCATGAACTCTAATTGCATCGCACATTTTGCCCGATATTGTGAGTAGTTCGATTTGTTTCGTTTGTTTTGCGTTCATTGTATTACTATTATTGAAAAGATTTTAGCTAATGCCAGTACGACTATGCCCGTGAATAAAACTATGGCAATAATGTATGGTAGTATGTATTTGATTAGTCGCATAAATCACAAAATTAATACATTTTTCCTTTACTTGTTAAAATATATCGAAAAGAATCCATTAAGTGATTAAAGTCATCTAACGGATCATCCGTTGGGTTACCATTCTTATCTTTGCCCCATGTGTAATTAACGTACTCATGCCACCAGTCAACACTACTATCAGTTAGGTGTACCTCATACTCATTAATCCGATTAATACCCGCTTGTATGCTTCCTGGACCTTTGTACGCAGGTAGGATATAAAACCCATTGAGTAACATTGGATATTTATCAGCATAGTCATTTGGTAGCTCACTACGTGTCCACCCATTACGCAGCTTGTTAATATTCAAAGGCTCGGCACTATCAGCAACTATCAAGTCATTAGCACCTATACCTAACTGAATTAACTTTACTGCCAATTCCAATAGCGTTAAACCTCTATCATATATCAATTGCCTTGCATACGCTTTTCCGTTGTGTACTTTCGTCTCACACAATGCCATTGGTGATTCACTCCAACCCCAGTCAAGTCCGTAATGTGATTTAACTTCAATATTGTTAAACTCATCATTTGTGATCCGTTTCCATTTCTTAAATATTTGACCGGCACGACCTGAGCTGCATAATCCTACTATCTGAGTTAAGTAATAATGTTGGTCGTAGAAGTTACTTGTAGCGTCTCCGTATGCAATGTACTTACGAATTATATGAGGTGGTAAATATGGGTTATCTGTGTAGTTGCTAATGATAAATACTACTCCTTCAATTTGCTTTGGTTTTAGTTCATAATAGCCATCAAAGTCCGTATTTTCTAAATCAAAGTAACGCCTAATAAACCAATGATTCATGTCAGGTATATTTGAGTTTATAAATATCAAACTACCTTCGTTACGAATACCATCGGTAAATCTGTTAAAAGCCATTTCATCGGTTATATCTTCAAACTCCTCAATGATAGCAATATCAACATCTGATATAGATTTAAGGTTAGCGGTCTTTTGATTTGATGATGCTCTGAAACCTTTGGTAAATATCATTTTCTTACCAGTTGTGCGTTCCTTTAGTTCATGGGTGTTAAAGTCAAAGATAGTATCAAAATAACCTTTTCCTTTTTGGTTTATTTCTTCGTATCTATTTTTAACCTCATTTAGAATAGAATCTCCGATAGTAGTCTTTTCATCTCTAAGCACTACTACTCTTTTACCTTGTGTTATTGCCTGGAGTGTTACGAACTTACTACCTTCATAAGACTTCCCGCCCCCACGCCCACCTATATTAACGACCATCCATGTATTAGTAGGTAGTTCATAAAGGCATTTAAAAGGAGGGAGTGGGTTAGGTTTTATTTTGATAGTCATAGGTTAACAGTCAACTCATTTCCAGTAAGTGCAAAGTATAAGTTTTGGAGTTGGTGTAAAGATTCAATTTGCACTGCATCGTCTAATATGTAACCTGTATCGTCTTGAGTGCATAGAAAATACTTACCCTCGTCTTTTACAAATCCAAGCGGACCAATTATCCCACAAAACATACTATCTTTATAGACTTTATACCCGCACTTCAATAGTATGTCCTCTGTGAGGGGGATAGGTTTGTAATTTTCAATACTATCCCCTAATGATATTGGTATTGTTTGAGGTCTGCCATTTCTGATTCCTACTACTTTATGCAGAACATTTAACTTTTCAGGAATATTCCAATAAACGTAATTTCCTATTCTTAATTCGTTCGCTTCCATATTTTATAATTCAATGTCTATTTGCGTATGTTGCAGGTTTAACCCCCCGTCTAAAGTAGTTCTGTTTAGCTTTGGTTTGAAGTATTCCACTAAGGTATTGTGAGCGAAGATAAAGTCTTTACCTCTTAATGATTCCATTTCCTGCTTATACCTATCTAAGCCTTCATTCATAAGCCATTCACCCATAGTTTCCCATGTTGATAGTCCTACTTTTTCTTTGAGTAGGGTTTTCCCATCTTTAGTACCTTTTGGTTTTCCTTGACCTGGCTTGTATGTAGTTGATGTTTTTCCCATTGCCTAAGTTTGCCTAAGTACAAAGTTAGTACATTATTTTGAATATGCAATTATTTTTAACTGAAAGGCAAAAGCAGTATTTTATTATTTAACTCAATTTTCCATAAGTTAATATCTGCACTTGCTTTGAAACCAACATGATTAATTTTGCCCTTTTCCCAAACTGCGTAATTTTCAAAACCTAATGACTTCCAAAATAAATTACTTTCTAAATCTTGCCTACATCTCAAGGTAAAACCTATTCTATGAAATTTCTCACAAAACTGCCTACATACATCTAATAAAGCAGTCCCATAATGTAACCTTCTTGCATCATTCCTTACTGCGATTTGTTGTATTTTACCATACCTATTTATACCTAATCCGGGAGTTATCAAAACATATCCTACTGCATCATTATTAGCTTCACAAATTAATACTACAAAGTTTCTTTCACCACCAAAAACGTATTTATCCCAAATTGTTTTCTGAATAAAACCTACTGCATTAGAGTTCTCTTTTTGCAATTTATCAATTAGTAAAATATCTTTTATAGTTGATGTTCGTACTGATATGTTTTTTACATTATCAGTATAAAGGATATTTATAATACCCGTTGAACAGTCAAATTTACCTAAATTCATTTATAAGTTATTTCATTTCCCCATCCATTGCCTATTAAAGACTTTGTGCAGTCCCGTAAATCAGCATATTGCCCTAAGTTATATCCAGTTCCTTTTCCATTTCTTGTGCAATAATAAACGCCATGTTTGTTTGATTTTACTAAAATAGTTCCATTGTGCCCGATATATATTTTCTTAAATCCTGCATCTACTGCGGTTTTCACTTTATTGTGAAATTCTTGATTTACAGCTTCTCTATACATTGCCCTTACTTCATTAGTTGAATTTAAAAGTTCTTGATGTGTCATGTTTAAAATTTCTAAAGTGTTCATGTTATTTGTTTTTAATTGTTGCACAAATATATGTCGGCTCTTTCGATTCTGCAATAGTTAATTAAAGAATTGCGGTGAATATCACTTATTTGTCGGTGAACGTCATATTTTTAACTGGTTACAAAATGTAACCGACTAATAACTCCTCACCACATAAGCACCAATAAAGGTTTTGTAGTTGGTGGAGGTAGTAAAATGGTTTACCAATGTCCGAATCATCGGCTGAAATTACAAAAGATTCTCCATCATACGACACATAAAAAAAATATTCTTCACCATATTCTTTAATATAACTAAGTCCATCAAATTCAAACCCACACTTCAACAATATATCCTCAGTTAATGGGATGGGTTTAATGTCGTCAATATGACCATGATAGAAATTATCCAATGAATAATTTGTTTTGCCAATTGCGTTAACTGTTGACATTTCTCCTTCAGGGTCAAATACCCAATTTCCTAATCTTAATTCGTTAGCTTTTATCATATTATTGTATTTTAATTGTTATCTAATTGACATTATAAGTTCGTACATTTCCTCGTACGTTTTACACACATGATACTGACCCCCAAATGATTCAACCCACGCTTTAAACTTTATTTGTGAGGGTAGTAACTTTTCAAATGGCTGCTTAACCTCCACATAGTACGTTATACCCTTATACCCACCCATTAAGTCCGCTATACCCTTATTAGGCGACTTTATAAAGCCTATCCCATGTCGGTAGTTTCCTTCACTTGATATACGCTTCATTTCAGTACCTAACATTAACTGCCACATACATTTGAATAGGTATGTCTTTCCGTTTGTATCTTCGACTACTTTTGAGACCGCTGGAGTGCGACTGACTTCAGTAGGTATCATGTTTTCAGTCATTGCATATTGTATCTGTTGTTTCTTTGTTACCTTACGTTTTGTAAGTGAGAATTTCTCAGCATGTTTACCTTGTCGTTTGCGGTCTTCGTTCCATAAGGTTTGGAATTGTTCTAAGGTCATAATTCAACGGATAGCATCCCTGCTTTGATTAGTTTTAGAAAATTAGGATTCTCATTTGCGAAGTTAGTCATTGTCATATTAACAATAAGTAGTTTGCACTCATCAAGTGTGCAGTCTTTTGTCTTACCATTGACCACATTTCTGAATGTCGATTCTTCAACGTGTTCGTAAATGTTGCCAGTGAGGCGGTGTCGGAGGATTATTTTTTGATTCATAGTTAATATTTAAAAATTGCACACTAATTGCACACTTTTGTACACGGTTTTGCACACTTTACCATTGATAATCAATGCTATTGTGTGCAATTGCACACTTTTGTACTTTTTGGAATTTATTTTTTTCATTTTACTTTTTATTTTTATTTTTATGCCTGTGTGCAATTGCACATATACACATTGATTATCAATACCTTTGTGTGCAAAAGTGTACACAAAACTACACACTTTTTTCAATTTCTCGCACCCAATTGTAAATTTGAGACCTCGAAACGCTCAAAAGTTCGCCCACCTCTTTTTTATTCAATTCCGGGTTAGCTTTGTACATTTCTGCAAATTTCTCTTTATTAGTTTTCGTTTTATTTAGGAAAATAACTTCTTTTAATTCATTTTGTTCGATGCTATTGACTTTGATTTTCTTTGCCATTGCAACGAAATACTTTGATAGTTTTTCAGCATGTAACATACTTTGTTTTGTAACTTCCATTAATCGGTGGTCTCTTATCCCATCCACATATAAATTGAACGCGTTAATGAGCATCGCAAAGCGCGGAATGTAACTTTTTTGCTTTGGTAACATACTTTTCATGTATTCGTTTTCCTCATCTGAGTTTTGTACACTTGTAATGTCATTAAATACCCTTTTCCACTCGTTTTTTGCTTCTGGCAACATAACACACGCGAAGGGTGCAATTTCGCTAAATTCGTCATGTTGGATTAGGTTTAACTTAACGTACTGATAGAAGTTAACTATTAAATCAGAGTACCACCTAATTACATCATGGTCCATTTCATTATCGTTGTACTTTTCTATATCCATATCAGGAAAAGAAAGTAGCATACGGTCAACAAAACCATTATCTTTATTTTCAGCGGTATAAAATGTATTCAGTATTGAGGGTTGAATACCACCTAAAACGGGTATTAAAGGTTTGTCAACAAATGAGCCGGGCCGGGTAATCCTATTCAGGTTTACAGATTTTCCTGACCAAGTAGATAACCAAAATTCTAAATCACTACCTGCACGATATTTATTCATGTCCTTAAACCAACCGCTAAGTTCATCTTTGAATACCCCTACACTATTACTATTCTCTTGATGCATCTGTACTAAGGCCTCCAGGGTAATATCATTCGCGATAAATTGAGTTTTAATAGGTTTCTTAACTTCTTCATGGTTTTCCTTTTCCTTTGGTGGGAGTTTCTCAAAGGCAT